TAGAATCTCCAGAAAATGTTAGTGATGAATTGCAAGGTGCTGAATCTACGCAGGAAGTTAACGAATTTCTAAATGGCATAGAATCTCCAGAAAATGCTAGTGGAGAATTGCAAATAGCAAAGTCTGAAGAATCTAGTAAATCTGAATCATTAAAATCAGTAGCTAGTGAAGAGGAAAATTTAAAAAATGAAAATGCGGCATATTCTATGGCAAAACCTCCAGAAAATGAAAACTCTCCAATGGGAGATTTGAAAAATTCTGAAGAATTTGAAGATAAAGAAAGTCCGAAAGTTGATGAAAAAGAAGGTGGCGTTTTAACCAAAATAACCGATTTATTCGAAAAAATGAACAATAATTTGAATAAAAATTTTGAAAAATTGAATGAATCTATATCTGGTTTACAATCTGAAAAAAAAAACGAATCGGATGAACCTGTAAAAGAAAAAAGAGTTGATGGTGATCAATCGTATCAAGATAATCCTAAAAATACTTTTAATAATTATATAAAAGAATATAGACAAAGTTTGAGAAACAATCTACCCATGCCTTCCTTAATGGGTATAGAGAAGAAATTAAAGGCCAATAACATTGGTTCATATGTCTAAATATTTCTGTGAATAATTTATTCAAATTCGAATCTACCACGGATTGTAATGTACCAACTGGATCTCCGAAAATAATACCAGTTGGGGGTAGAGGTATTTTTGCATCTTTATCTAGAAATTTTTTGAAAAGTGATTCTTTAGGAGATGCTACATCTGGATTGATAAATGTTGTTAATGATTTTCACTGGACATCTTCTCATTTAAGAAGCAGACAAGATGTTCCATATATAAATCTTAAAGAAAAAAGACTTAAAACCAACGCATTAATAGCTCAATTAGCATATTATAGCTTGATAGCTGCTGGCAAGGGCGGGGAAGTTGGGGGGAGATTAGGCAATTTAATAGGAAGTTCTAAAACATTTTCTGGAGCTTTTGGTAATTTGTTCAGTGGTTCATTTGGAGAAAGGTTAACATCTATAGGAAAAGGTTTACTAGGAGGAGCTTCTAATTTTGGGAGTGGTGTATTAAATTCTGGACTTACGGAATTGATAACTGGAAAAAATGCTAGTGGTTTTTTAAATTCGATAACATGGGACAAAGCATCTTCTAGCGTTTTAACACCATATGAGGGTCTTTATATAACAGAGGATACTAAATTCAACTATATTATGCCATATTTCGAAGACGTTCCAAATGCCGTTAAAAATGCTTTTAGTACAGACGATCACATATTTACCAAAAAAGGTGGATTGGGTGCGATGATTGGTGATTTGGCTGGTAAGGCTGAAGGTTTATCTTATGGATTATCCACAAGTATGAATATCATGGAGCCTGGTATTTATATAGAAAAACCTCAATTTTATCAAAATGCTGCGAGTGGAGATTCTTTAAGATTTACATTCCCTTTAATAAACACTGGTTGGTCCACTATAGAAGATGTTCAAAGAAATTGGCAATTGATATATATGTTAATATACCAAAATAGACCGAATAGAAAAAGTAGAGATTTGATAGATCCTCCTTGTTTGTATGAAGTTATGATACCAGGTGTGAAATTTATGCCATATGCTTATATATCTGGACTATCTGTTCAATTTATGGGTTCTAGAAGAAGTTATTACTTAAATGTTCCAAGTTTGAAAGGTAGTAGTAAAGTTTTAACCATAGTGCCAGATGCTTATATGGTAAGTATTACACTTCAAGGGCTGGTGGCAGAAAGTCAAAACTTTCTATATCATATGTTATTTGAGCAAGATATTATAAATGTGACAGAATCTTCTAGTGGTGGTGGAAATTTAATAGAATCTATATTAGAGGGTTTTAGGAGGGAGGTTTCTAATAATTCAACACAATGATAACATCATATATAGACGGACTTTCTGCGGTTGGAGATTATCAAAAAAATATATTAAGTTTACCTAAACTTAACGAGTATCAGTATGAAAATTTCATGAAAATGTATCTGACTGAAGATAATCAATATTATTACAATTTGCAATCTTTTTCGATTTATTTTTTAGATGAATTGGATACCAGCGCATATTATGAAATTCAACTCAATAAACAGATGCCTTGGACATCTATAAGTTATAATGAATATAGAACTATAGACTTGTGGTGGTTGATAGTGTTAATAAATAAAATTTATAATCCTTTAGAATTCCCAAAGGCTGGTACTAAATTGAAAATATTATTTCCGCAATATGTTAGAACCGTTTTAACAAAATTGAACAATGAACTTTAATAACATAATATCTAATTTTATAAGAGGCGATGAAGGTGGTAAAACTGGGAACATCGTGCAGATAGGTGATAACTATTATATTTTTGATGTTTATCTATGGAACGGGGAAACAAAAACTGGTATAACTTTCGGATCTATAAAAGATTTTAAAATAGTAGACGATTTAAGATATTTTTACTCATACGGTTATATTGTAGTTAATAATACAAATGATGTGTTGGAAACATTCAACGGTATAGATGGAGGGGAAAAAATAATACCTTACAACTTTAGAGGGGATGGTAAGGACTACTTGCAAGTTGAAATAATGCCTCAAATGAATCCGAACGATAATTGCATGAGCACGTTATCGGAATCTGAAAGAAAGGAATTTTGTTTAAAATATACATTTTCCATATATAAAATAGAAGAAGAAATGAGAGAAGATAGAGGTGTTAAATTTAAAAAATTATATTTTTGGGATGTTGATTATCAATTGCTAAATGAAATAGATTCTCATTTTAGCACTTCAGAAGTTCCAGTAAATGGCTCGGATGGTATATTAGAAGGTATTAACAGCCTATTTCAATCAAATAATAATGTTAGTAATTTATCAAATCAAAAAAGCAAAGTAAATAATACAGATGATTTTAAAAGATACACTGGAGATTGTTTAAAATACTTGTTGAAAAAAACTTTGAATAAAACTGGATTTAAGGCTTCATCTACGGAATGGGACAAAGGTGGAGCTTTGATTGAACACCACACTAATGGTAAATATAAAAGTATAGACGATGTTCAATATTTAATAGAATACCATGTGAGTGAACCTAGCTATGAATACGTTCCATGTATTTTAAAAAAACATAGATACACGGATGAGTATACATTTTTACCAATAACATCATATTTGCAAAATGCTAGTTATAAAAGCGGTGGCATTTTAGGATCTATTTCTAGAAAATTGGGCGGTAAAGAAATGACAGAAGATATGTATTTGGGTAAATTGGACACTGCTAATGGTTCAGGTTTGGGTAATAAATTCAATTTTGGATCTTTAACATCTCCTAATTCTTTTAACGCTATAAATTATAATATTATAGAACATTACTCTTTCATAAAACCAGATGCTGATATGATGCAACAAGATGTTTCAACTCATTTTGTACATTCATATGATCCTCATGGTGGTTTTACATGTTCTATAGGTTCGAATAATATAAATAGCTCTAAAAAATCAATTTTTAACGATAATGTTAAAAATTTACCAACATTCACGACATCCCAAAAATTTGACACTATACCAGTGAATCAATTAAGAGAAAATAATCAAAACGTTAAACATGTTTTTGAGACAGGGTTGGGTACTGGTCAGAATTTTCAAAAATTAAATTTTGGTAGAAATAAAGCATTAATGGCTTCAGTATTTAAAAATACTGCTATATATTTTAGAATTAGAGGTTTAACTAAAAGAAAATCTGGAACATTTTTCAATTTAAATAGATCCGATAATCAACTTCCATCTGAACATGATAAAATGGTTCTAGGGACTTATTTTACAACTATGGTTATACACGAATTCAGTCAAGGCATGTATTATAATCACATATATGCCACTAAACCAGCTTCTTCGGAAGAACATAAATTTGCACAAATGATATGAACTCAATCGATGGTTATATATTATATCAAACGGTAGATCCTCTAACTAAAACAGTTTCTCCAGAATTTTATGGTTTATTTGAATCTGTAGGTCAAGAAAGTATTGATTTGATGGTGGAACTTAAAATAGTAATGACATCAAATTTTACAAGAAGGACTGAAAATTTAAAGAAATTTTTTAGAAAATTAGATAATGAATTGATAAACTTACCAGTCCCTATGCAAGATTGGTTTAAAAAATTTTACGATAAAAGAATTTCGCAAGAAGTTAAAGGTGAAATTTTATTAGAAGGTCCATTACAATCTCTAGATAAGAAATTTTCATTTGATTCTTTAAATAAAACAATGGATGTCACTTCTTGGTATACTTCAAATACAGTCCCTCCTTTCAATTCACTGGAACAAAAAGTGCCTTGTAATGCGGCTACTGTGCCTAAAAATTGCGTGAATAGTGCTGATACAGCCATGTATTTAACGAAAATGGCACGTATTAAAGTTTGTAAAGACAGAGCTTTAAGTGCAGTAATAACTAAAGTCGCAACTCCTGATAAATCTCATGGACAAGTTGAAGTTGGTGATTATAATTTCCCGAAAAGAGTAGCTAAAGTAGCAACCGAATACATGGGAAAAATTCAAAATTTTTTGGGGAGAAATGCGAAATATGTTATGGATAATATAAATTTCAAACCGTCTTCCAACAATGTACAGACTGGAGCGCCGAACATAAACATACCAACAAAAATAGGAGATAAGAGTGTAAATTCAACAATATATGGATACACTGTAAAAAAATTGGAAGCTAAAAATCCATTCTTACCTAAGAAGATAGTAGAGTAAATTCGGTATCTATCGCATCTTCATTATTCATTAACATTTTAAAAATTTCATCTCTTGTCATATGTATACCAGATTTTGAATCTTCTATTTTTTCCAATTCCTTTTTACTTTCTATATCCATTTGTTTCATCTCTTTTGAGTTTTCAGCTTTCATTTTAGCTATATGAATATCTTTTAAAATATTCATTGCACTAGAAACACCTTTAAAAATTTCAGCTAAAGCTTCGACTTCATCGGATTGAGGGTTTAATAATACGGTTTGTTTTATTTCATTTATAGCTTCTATACCACTCTCTACTAATTCTTTTGAATTTTTTAAAATAAATTGATTTAAATCATCACTTTCACTTTCTTCATTTTCTTTGACTTTATTTTTTATAACTCCTATGGTTTTTTTTATTTGATCCGTTAAATCATTTGAAGTGTTAGATTGCGAATTATCCGAAAAACTATTCATGATATTATTTAGGTTGACTTCGACTGGCATCAATATATAATGATCCATATATGGAAGAATTCTCATTATTGAAGAATATGGCAAGACAACCGAAAGTGTGTTTTGAAAAAACACATACAGATGCCATCTTACCGAGTAAATCAATGAAAGAAGATGTTGGTTGGGATGTTTCCTCTATAGAGGATGTTGAAATACCAGCGAAGGGGTCTATTATAGTTAAAATAGGTTTAAAATTGGCATATATTGATGAGGGGTATTGGATTAAAGTGGAATCTAGATCTGGTTTGGCATTTAAGCATAATATTTTGGCATTTCAAGGCATTATAGATAATCCTTACAGGGGAGAGATTGGTGTGAAATTGTTTAATTTTTCAGATCAAAATTATAAAGTACAAAAAGGGGATCGCGTGGCTCAACTTGTCATATATTACGAGAATATTGATTTTTCTTTTGAGTGGGGTAAGGTGGTGCCTACCAAAAGACAAGAAAGGGGGTTTGGTTCTAGCGGAAAATGAGTGTTAATAATCTTTGGTCTGAAAAATATAGACCTAAAACTATAGATGAGTTGGTTGTGTCTGAAAATGATAAAAAAATAATAAACAATTTTATTTCTAATGACGAGATACCGAACCTTTTATTTTATGGAAATGCTGGTACTGGTAAAACTAGTACTGGTAAAATATTGATATCATCTTTAGATGCTGAAGATTTATTTTTAAATTGCGCTGAAGTTGGCATAGATGATGTTAGAAGTACTATTACAACTTTTAGTAAAACTAAAAGCTTCAATGGCAAAAAGAAAATAGTTTTTCTAGATGAAATAGATTCTGCTTCTCCAGCTGCTCAGAGGGGTTTGCGAAATACGATGGAAGAAAATTCCGCATATTGTAGATATATTTTGACTTCAAATTATATACACAATGTCATTGTTCCCTTGCAGTCTAGATGTCAAACCATACAATTAACACCTCCTATCGAATTAATAGTTAAGCGTATTAAATTTATTATTAATAACGAGAATATAAAAATGGAGAATGATTCTATTGGCAAGTTAATAGGCTTGATTAAAAAATATTTTCCAGATATACGTAAAACTATTAATGAAATTCAAAAATACTGTATAAATGGTGTTTTAAGTATTCCAGATTTGTCAAATGTTGACAACTTTGTTAAAAAAATAATAAACTTCACTATTAATGATAAAATGTTTGATTTGAGAAAAATTATCATTCAAAATGAACATGACTTTAAAGGAGATTATTATGTTTTGATGAAAAATCTTTTTGATCAAATTTGTGATATCAAAATACAAGAAATTGATGAAATGAAGAAAAAGTTAATACTTGTAGATATAGGAGAATATATGTATAGATCTTCTTTTGTAGCAGATCAAGAGATTAATTTTTACTGTTTATTACTATCTTTGAATAAGATAATTAAAAATTAAATTATTTTTTAGGAAGATAATTTTTAGTATAATCTTTTTGAGCCGAATATATAGATGGGGATTTAGCATCTATTGATACATTGGATGGTATTTTTGTATTTTTTGTCGGCAACTCTGTTGAAGATTTTGAGTCTTTACCATCTCCAAAATCGGTAGTTCTCGTCTGCCTGTATGGATCTAGGAGGGTTTCAGCACCTTTACGGATAGATCCTAATTGTTCAATATCAGTTGAAGAGTTATCATCATATCTCAAAGCGTCTGGTATTGGGGCTAGATTTACTCCAGTATCGAAGTGTTCTAAAATTCTCATCGGCACTGTTATGAATTCATAATAAAGACCTGGTGCTTTTTCCAAAACAATATCTACTAAAAATTCACTAGATTCATTGTATACATTACCTGGCTGATAAGAAGGTCTTACAGGTTTAATACTAGAAACTCGTATATTTAAACCACTACTTATAAAACTTTTAATTTTTTCTATGTAATTGGAGCTTTGATTATTAAAAAAATCATCACTCCCATATCCATCTTTAAATTTAACTAGATCCCCTACTAATAGACCACCTCTAGTAAATCTTTGAATAGCTGATTCGTATAATTTTATAAATTTTCCCATAATTTGACTTAATTATTTATGCTTTAAGAAACATTTTTACATATTTTGTTTTAAAAAAACAATATATCTATCATTATACTCCATTGTGGCGAAAACATTTCCCTTCAATATTTTTAGAATATTATCTATAGTTATTTCGCTCCAATCAACATCATTTGGATTTTTGGTACCAAAAAGCCTCAAATCATCTATTATAACTATATCTGTTTCATTTCTTTTTTTTATACTTTCCAATTCTTTTAAAAGAGGAACTTCAACATCCCCTTTAGCTGTATTATCTTTAGACCAATGACTATCTAAAAAGAATATTAAAGGTTGTTTAATATCTTCGCATATTTTTTCAATAACCACATCGGAACTACCCAAATGAAAATGTATATTTTCAATATTTTCGTATTTTGCTCTTTCTTTGCATATATTGTAAAAATTTTCAGATAATTCTACAGTGTGTAATTTTTTAAAAAAAGGACATAATGAAAATATTGTTGAACCATAATGTGTACCAGTTTCTATAAAGGTATCAAAATTTATATTCTTGTATTTATTTTTTATTTCATCTCTAGAGTTTAGAATTGTCTTTATTTCTTCAATAGTTATTTTTCCAGCCATATAGATATTACTTAATTTTTTATTGCATAAAAGCAATATATCTTTCAATATTAAAATTTAAATCTAAATAATTCTATGGCTGCAATAATTGTAAAAGAGTTTAATCGTTTACCAAAAGCTAGAAAAAATACGTATATAGATTTGGAAGTAGATCTAGAAATAGATTACACTAGAACCAATCCGTTATATAATATTAAAGAGCAAAAAGATATAGTAGCTGATTACGATTTAAATGCTATAAAAAATAGCATATATAATATATTTACAACAATGCCAGGTCAAAAAATATTAAACCCAATCTTTGGTTTGAATTTATTACAATTTTTATTCACTGGAGTAACATCCGCTAATGCTAGATTGTTGGGAGATACTATATTACAAGGGTTGACTAGATTTGAACCTAGAATGACCGTTCAGAACATAAATATCACAACAAATATGGATGAACAACAATACAATATAGATTTAGTATTATCCGTTCCGTCTCTAAACATTAATAATTTAGAAATAAAAGGGGCATTGGCAGAATCTGGTTATTATTTTAATTAAATTATATGGCTGAAGACAACAACATAACAAATCAGAACTTTCCACTATCTTTCAATAGCTATGCGGCATTTGATGCCACATCCATGAAAACCTTAATGCAACAAAGATTGATTGAAGGTGGAGTGTTCACTGATCAAATCTTTGAAGGTTCAAATTTCAACAGCTTATTGGACGTTATAGCTTACAGTTATCACGTTTTATTGTTTTATTTAAACAGAACAGCGAATGAATCAGCTTTCACAACTGCACAATTATATGAAAACGTTAATAGAATAGTTAAAACTTTGAATTATAATCCTATAGGAATTCAAACATCTGTTATGTCTTTTTCAGCAGCATCTAATTCGGATTTACCTATTGGAATATATACCGTTCCTAGATATGCCTTTTTTACTATAAACGATTTAAAATATTCTTTTGTAGAAGATGTGACTTTTACCAAATCGGAATCTGGATTTGAAGTTTTAAATGATTTAAATGAATCTGCCTTATTATATCAAGGTTCATTCATTCAATATCCATTATACATTTCTACAGGTGAACCTTTTGAAGAATTGACATTAGTATCAGTCGATGAAAATGGTGAAAATGATTTAATAGATCATAATAATATACACGTTTATGTAAAACCTCCCAACGAATCTTGGAGACAATTAAAAAACGTTAATAATTTATTTTTAGAAAATCCATTATCGGAATCATTTGAATTGAGGCTTAACGAGAATCAAAGATACGTTATTAAGTTTGGAGACGGTATAACTGGAAAAAAATTAAATGAAGGTGACATAGTTGTTATATATTATTTGAAGAGTGATGGTGTGAATGGTGAAATAGGTTCAAATTCTTTAAATGGGTCTAGAATGTTTTTATACAACTCGGTTGAATATAATGAAATTATGTCTAATATAAGATTTTCTGGAATGAAAATTTTAAATATTAATGAAGCTTTAAAAATAAATTTTATTAATACATTACCATCTTCCAAATTCACATTTCAAGAAGATGTTAATAGCATTAAGAAAAATGCAACCAATACATATAAAACGCAGTATAGGTTGATTAATTCTAGTGATTTTGAAAATTATATTTTGAAAAATTTTTCAAATTTAATACAAGATGTTAAAGCTGTTGATAACTCGGTGTATACGAACGAGCACATGAAATATTATTTCGATTTAGGTTTAACTCAACCAAATTTAGATAGTAGAGTGATGTTCAATCAGATAAATTTTGGAAATTCTTCTTCTTTTAATAACATTAATTTATATTGCATACCAAAGGTTCCTCAAAATGAGAATGCGAATTATAATAGATTTTTAAATTTAGGTTTGAAAAATAAAATAAAAGATTTAATAACGCCCTTAAAAGTGATAACATCGGAAATAGTATTTCAAGATCCAGTCTACGTATCTTTAGGATTAGGAGTTGCAACAACTGAAGAAGTTTCAACTAAAAAATTATATCCAGAAATAATATCCGAAACAAAACTTTACATCAACAAAACGAATCAATCCTTTATAAGCAATCAATCATTAATAGAGAATGTGATAAATCTTTTCAAATCATATTTCGATAATTTACAATTAGGGAAATATGTTAATATAGATCAATTAAATTCATCATTATACCAAGTTAATGGTTTGGATTCCTTTTATACTCAAAGATTAGTAAATGGTCAAAATATTTTGGTAAATGGCTTGAGTTTTTTAATACACAATCCTATATATAACGCGCCTAGTGAAGATATTTTCATAACAACACAATCTGTAAAATTACCTTATTTTAAAGCGGTTTCTTATGAAGATTATGATGTTTTAAGAAAAAATATTATCATAAATTAAACAAATGACACATTTATTATCCAGTGTAAAAATAGTATGTAAAGTTTATGATGATTATAGAGCGCCAGAAACTCACGAATCGTATACTTTAGAAAACACGGCTTTTTATTTCTCATTAAGTTGGAGTCCTAATTTTACAGATAGAAATTTTTATTCAAATAATTATGTGATATGGGATTTTGGGGATAATACTATTTTTACTGGATCATCTGCTAAACATTATTATAAATTTCCAAACACATACAATGTTGGGGCTACAATTTTCGATAAAAATGGAGAGTCTTATAATTTAACACTTGAAAACACACTAACCGCTAAAAATATTTTTCCAGATTATATCTACTTACATCCATTAAATCCGAATGGTAAAGCTTACAATTTACCAACAGGTAAAGCTAGTAATCAAATAATAGTAACCAGATATAATTCTTGGCAAAATGAGGATTTTTTGAAAAAAAATGATTATACTATAAATTTATACGTATCTGGATCTAAAAGTGATCATTTAACACTCTCATCGTATTACACTAACAAATATAGCCATTTAAGAGCTTTCCATGGATTTGTAAGTGTATCTGTTAATTCAGATAATTTTTTACAAAGCAAAGTAGTTGAAAGTACTAAAACTAATTCAGTATCTGTATATGCGATACCGTATACAACTGGATATATTGACAATAATTGGAAAATGGATTTTAATTTTTACAGTAGCTATGTGGATGGTTCTTGTTTTATAGGATCTAGTGGTAGCAATAAAGAGTTAGATAACATATATTTTGTTGACCAAAAACAGTCGGATTTCAATCAAAAAAGTGTTGATATAATATATGCATCATTTAATTCTAAAGAATTTAACGATAATTATATTTTAAACAATAATGCTGATAATTTTTTTCAAAATTATGATGAAGGTTATTTCAACCTTCCATGGTCGGCTCAAACAGTTAGATCCATTTTTAATCCAGCATCTAGTATAAGAATTACCAGCAATGGAATTTCAATAGAAGGTAGTAATAAAACTGTTGGTACGTTATCCGCTCAATCGGTTTACCCATTTGACATATATCCCATAAAATGGAAAAATACGAATATACCATTTGTATTAAATTTAAAGGATAATGAGGATTATAGTGTAAAAGCGTATGAACCAATTTACAATTTTCATACAGGAAAATTTAATGAAGAATTGTATGATGTAAATTTAAAATTAATAAAATATGTGGATTTAGATCCACTTCAAGAGTATGTTAATGTAAGTGCTTATGAATTAAAAGACGCTGTTTTTACTAAAAATGAATCTGTGCCGAGATATAACGACTCACCTTATTTTGCTGGAAAGGTGTCTTTACCATACGAAGCCAAAACTGTCGCCATATCAGCAACTGTCAAAATACAAGACATCCCAGTTCCAAAAATATATCCGATATATGGTTTTCTGTCTCAAATAGGGGTTTCTAAAATTAAAAGATATCAAAAATTAAATGTTTATAATTATTGTGATACTGAAGAATTGGAATTTTTCTTTAAACCATCCTTATACACTTTTACCGATACAACAACAGCTAATTTTCACGTATCTTATTGTCCTTTAAATTACATAGATGAAAACAAAGAAAATAGAGTTTTCATACTAGATGCGGACAATGATAAAATTTATAGAACAGATGTTGATGGGAATTCTATATCGATAATAGATTTAAAAGATATGGATTATTTGGATAATTCTGGAGCATTAAGGAGTAATATATCTTTTTTAAATCATAATAATACCGCAAGTCCAATGTGGTCAACCACTGATAGATTCGGAAATCTTTACGTCTCTTTAACAGATGCAATATCTGTTATAAAAATAAATTATGAAACCGATACTGTTAGTGTCGTATATTTACCACCTTTTTCTTCTGAAAATTTAGAACTTTTTGATATCGATTTATATCGTGAAAAGGGAAAAAATATATCTAAAATATCCAGTGGTTTTATAGACACTAAAACTATAGAACAAAAATATGATATAAGAACAATTCAAAAATATCCTCAATATTTTGGCTTTGTTGGTGAAAATACGATAATACCTAGCTGCGTTGATGTCGATTTAGATCATAATGTATATGTCGCTTATACTCACCCATTGTCAAATTTTGTTTGTAAATATGCTAATAATGGGGAATTATTGGATATTATATATTTTAATTATCTGGAAGTTCCACAAGAGATAATAGTCGATAATACTAACAATTTGTGGGTGGGTGTTGAGAATATTAATGAATCATCGTTTTTAAATTATGATAGGGAAGATTATGTTTATCATATAAATACAGAAACTTTAGAGAAAACTAAAATTAGAGGAATAGAAGGTTTTGGCATGATGAGCATAGATGCTGAACAAAATCTATACGTTTTACACAAAACAGACACGATAAGTAAAATAGATTTTACGACAAAAACTAAAAAAGATTATATTTTTAGTAAAGGAACTATTAGATATGAATATCTAAAAGACATTGGAGGAATAGCTGTTGACTCATCTGGCGAACTTTGGGTTGTGAACAATGTGGATGGTAAAATTTATTTCGCAGATACTAAAAATATGTCCACTCCATTATCTGCTTTACCATCTGTTAAGTTGAAAGATTTTCAATTAAAAACATTACAAGATTTGCAAAGTGTTTATTTTGTGACAGGAGATTGGACTGGATTTAGATGGATTAATAAATTTATAAAAACTGAAAACCCACAACCTAGAACAATTCAAGGCTTGAGTACTTATTTTGATATATTAGAACCAAAACCAGCAATAGCTAAAAAGGGAGAAAATTTAGACGCATCTCTTCAATTCAAATCATACGTTCAACAAGAATCATTATTTGATAAAAGAATATTGTTAGATGATTTTATAGGACAAATCATAGGTAAAAATGAAAATATAGATGAGATAGGGAAAATAATATACGAAAAAATAACAAATTTCGTAGAAAATAATTCTGATATAGATACTTGCAATATACAGCAATTGATATCATATGCGGAATCTACTGGTGTGGAATTGAATAAATACTTATACTCATACCCACCTTCCGTGCGAAGGTCTTTGGATCTCTTATCAATAGGACAAAAAAAGATTTTTGGAAGTCCTAATGTGTATAATAGAAATTTTGCACTTTCTTCTATAAGATATCTGAAAAATAACAATTTAGGTAGCGAGATAAATATAGAAAGTGGCAAATTTATAGCAGGGTATCCGATAGTTACATTTGAATTATTTTCTGAAAATTTTAATTTAGTTACGAATACTATAGTCGAAGGTTATAAAAATGGTGACATTATTCCCTTATCTTCTGTGAACTACAATTGGGGTTGGGGATTAGTTACAGCTACAAAAGAACAGTCTGGATCGGAAATAAAACAATATTATAAATTTTACAATTATATACCCAACAAAGAATTAGATATTTATGACAATATGATAGATTTTGATTCTGACTTTACCACAATAACACCTCAACAAACATCTTTCAAAGATTGGTCTAAATTTGGGGGCCAAATGGACAAATCTTTATCTTATAGTTTGTATAGAGGTTTGAAATTAATATAATACTCTTTAAAATTTTATTTTTCCTGTAAATAATTACATCTAATAACATATAATGGATTTTTCATTTTTACCATACAGTATAGTCAATGATGTAGATAATCCAAAGGATTACGAAGCCCCTTATTCGTTTTTATCTTTTATTCAATATGAAAGTTATCAATCCTTTGAATTAGATAAAAATTTTAAAAATTATCAAAATTATATTTTTAAATGGTCATCTAAAAAAAACATTAAAAAGTCGAAGGAAAAAGAAATAATCAGAGATGCTTATGTTAATCTTTTAAGAGAAATAACATTAAATTTTTCCACAGAAGAAGAAAAAAGATTTATATTAAATTCCGATTTTACAGATGATTCGGATTTGGACATCATTATTCCTTTTTTTATACAGAAATTAAAGCAAATATCTTTTTATTATAAAAGTAAGAGAAAAGATGTAAAGGATAGTGTTTTAAGATATAACCTAAAAGGTAGCAACATAGGTGTTGAAAGTATTGTTAAAAAAATAATATTTGAATACATAGAAAACAATGTAGATACTAAAGGTAGTAAATTATCCTCTTTTTATAACAATTTTGATATAAATGTTGAGGAATTGTATGGGAGAAATGATCCTTTTTATAATAAATCTGATAATACAGAATTCACATATACGAATGAATTAGATTACAATATATTTTTAAATTTTAAAGAATCTATAATAAATTCAATATCTGCATATCCATTATATTTAAAATCTTCGAATAATGATTATATTTCAGATTTCACATTCAATCCAATATTAAGTGGAGATGAATTATATTATTTAAAAAATAGAGATTTTTTAAATTACATTTTATCTGAGAATAATGAAGATTTAAAATTAAATCTCTTTAAATCATTGTATCCAAAATTTATAAGCACTGATTTTTATTACATATCCACAAATTCTGAAAATAAAAGCGTTTCTGGATTACTATTCGAATCTAAAAAAAATGGATCTGAATTTTTAAATAAACACTTTTCCACAAATATATTAAACCAACCTTTAAATCAGTTATATTCATTATATGAATTGGGGGGTTTTTTCATACCACAGAACCAAACATTATTAATTTATAATACTCCGAGTAAAACATATTCTTTAAATTCAAATAATACCTTACCAGATAAAGTTTACATTTTTCCAAATCCAGATCAAATAGGAAACACAATATATACATCCGATAAAGAAAATAATGATTCTCCTTTAATTTATAGTGTGAATGTCGATTGGAATAGAACAAAGATATCCGATGGTTTTAGATTCAATGACGTTTTAAGCAACAATTATGATAAACTTTTTTATGGCTATCAAAGTAGACAACAAAATACTAAAATATCCACAGAAGGTGTTTCTAAAGTTACGGATAATATAACTTTTTGGGGTGGGGATAAAGATCAAATATGGCAAGGTACTTTTGATGTAGATATATACCCTATAGAAAAAGATACTAAAAATTTATTATTAGATGAAGGTGTTGTTGTTGATTGGTATACTGATGAATATAGTAACGAATTTGGTTTATACAAAAAACTTAACACTGAAACGAAAAATATTTCAGGAGATTTATACGATGGGGGTCTGATTAACGGATCATCTACAGTTTTTTCAAATAAAAAAGTAGAAAATTCTTCAATATATGAAAAGAAAAACACTAAGACTGGTAAAATATTTGTAAGAAATAATTTTTATAATACTGTAAATGATATTAATACAGCATTTTCTAAAATATTTTTTAAATATCCAGACTTCGTGGTGGATGAAATAAATGATAAAGTTTTAAAACTATTTGTAATCAATAACGTAATAGTTATAGAAACTGAAAATTATGTTATTAGTGATTCATATTTGTATGATATAGAAAATAACGAATTTCAAAACGCGAGTACTAAACCGTTTTATAATAAAAAAGTAGGATTTAATAAATTTCTAGATACATTTATAAACCCATGGTATGATGAAAAAAATAAAAAAATATTTTTAGTTTTTATAAAAACTTTAGAAAATTCATTATCAGCATCAAATTACAAATATATTTGTCCAGAGATATATGCTTCAAATCTGGATAGTTTAAATTATAGCAAAATATATCCTAATAATAAAACTCTAACCAATGTATATTCCCTTTCCAGCCCTTATGGAGATGTGCCAGAAATAAATTTAGTGGAGTATTCTGGAGGATCTTTTAGAAAAAATTCATTTTTAAACGAATATAATTTCAGTTATTTTTCTAGAAATTTAAATTCCATACCCTTTATAGTAAACGAAAAATTATATTATAAACCAGAAGACAACACTTTTGTATCAGAAGGTCCGTTATTGTTAAAACCATTTTATTATTTTTTAGACAATAATTACGCAAATCCTTCCGCGACATATTATGTCAGAGCTATATCTAATAAATCGGGTTATATAGGAGTTAGAGATGACGATTCTTTAAATATAGTTGACACGCTACCATATAGTGTAAATTACGCATTTGCTTCAAATGTTGAAACTTTAGAAATAAACCAAGTTGGAAATTATGTTGTACACTTTGATTGGGAATCTTATGATAACACTAATATTTTTGTAGGTAAAGAATTTTTTAATGTTAAAGAAGTTCAAAACAATTTATTAGTAACCCACACAGATGAATTGTCACAATCAACCACAACTACGTATTTGACATCATATAATGAAACAAAAAATATTTTTAATTTTTTCGTAGATGGTATAGAATTTTATGTAAATGTTACAAGACCAACATACCCTTACGATGAAGTTGTTTTTATAGATGTCAACACTACTCAAAATGTTAAATTTTCTGGATTTTTATCAAATAACTTATCTGGCATATATAAAAGATTAAAAATAGAGAAGGTTGGATCTGGTAAAGGTGATGTGTTTACAGACCCTCCATGCATTTATTGTGGAGATAATTGCGAATATTTATATTCGGCAAATTCCACAATAACTCTGATTGCTTCAGCGGCATCTAATAGTAGATTTTCATCATGGTTGGGGGATACGGAATGTAATGGTACTACAAATGATTGTGTTTTATATTTAAATGATGATAAGAAACTAATAGCCAATTTTGAATTATTACCTTTAGTTACTTTAAAAGCGGATTCAACTTTAGGTAGCATAATAACATTGGATGGTCAATTGAATTGTACTGGAAAATGCGCAACTGATTATTTCTTAGGAACATATGTTACCATATCAGCATCTCCAGCACCTTTTGGTTACTTATTTAATAAATTCGATGGTGTGCCTTGCTATGATGGAAATAGAGTTTGCACATTTATAATGTGGGGAGATATTGATGTACAGTCGTTATATAGGGAAATTATATACTATGATTTAAATTTAGGAGTTGAGAGTCAACCATTTGATAACGATTCTTTAATAATCAATACAGAAGGTGGTGAATTCGAGGTTTTAGCTTTCCCTAAAACTAAAAGTATTTTAGTGAATAAAGCAGCGCAAGGTATAATAGAATGGGTTTACGATGATTCTGAATTAAATATAACCACCTCGAACACATATAAGTCTCTATCCGAACAAACTTTTTTAAGTTTAACTGCTAAACCAACCAACGAATATTACCAATTTAATAGATGGATTGGTGGTCCGTGTAATAATTCCACCAATCCAAAATGTAATTTCATTTTAGATGATAATTATAACTTTGTAGCTTATTTTAATTATTTGGCATATACTGTGACTGTTACATATTCTGCTGGAGGAGGAGTTGGTAGAGTTTACTCTGTGGAGCCAATTGGTTTAGATTGTGAACCATTTAATCCTTCCAGTTTGAATATTTGCGAGTACGAATTTTTATCTGGTAAAGAAGTTACTATAAAAGCCGACAATACTTTTGAGGGTAGCACATTTATAGCCTTATGTGCTGATGATCCAAATATTAAAGGTATTGCTGGTAATAATACTTTAACATTTGTTATCACTGGAAACGTATCACTAACTGCGGTATACTTACCCTTTGGTCAAGTTGAACTTTGGCTTAATAAAGTTGGTCCTAATAAAGTATTATTAAATTCAACTCCAGAACCTAACGCTTTTGGAAGCACTGGAGGTTTGTCTTTGGATACTATAACTAGAGAGGCGTCTGGATTGTATATAAAACATACTAATGTTGATATAAATCCGCAATTTATTAATGGTTCTGGAATATTGTATTATGATGCGAATGTTCCTTTAATGTATCAATACTCTTCTGGTGATGGTATAGATATGGGTTATAGTTCAATTCAAGTTGAAGCGGGTTCTGATGGATTTGTTTTGGTGGATGATAGTTTAATTATATCAAATTCGGAATTGGGAGCGCCATATGCTCAATCTAATATATATCAAAATTCCACTGGGATTTATATAAATTATGAAGATGTTAAAGATTTATCATTAACTGAAAATGTATATTTAACAGCTTATTTGGATTATAAAAATCCATTTACGACATAAAGTTTAGTGGATTAAGAGGACTTTAATCTTAAATATTAGAAGGCGTAAAAATGCAACAAAGAAACTCAACATTTAAATTTGTTCAAATGTGGAATGATCAACCTTTGAACACTCATCATGATATAATCGTATCTGTTGATTATGCTTTTTATAATTATAATGACATACCCTCTTGTGGCTTTTGTTTGGCTTTTTTTGAAACAATAAATGAAAAACCTAGAGGTGGTGGACCAGCTTATAGTCTAGCATATACTCCTAGTGATATTAATGATCAATGTAATGAAGAAGGTTATTTGGGTTTAGAATCTGCATTGTATGGTATAGGTTTTGATGCTAATGGAATTTTTGCTAAAAAAACAAGATTGGTCGATGGTGTGGATTTTACCGTTTCAAATTCAATATGTGTTAGAAAAGGTATAAGAGAAGATTATTCTTTTTTGAAACAAAGTGAAAATTTAGAATACAATCATAATTTTAAAATATCTCAACAATTGACATCATTAGATGAAAAAATTCAATACAAACAAGTTCGTGTCGTTTTTTCAAAATGCATGAGCAATTTAGAAATACAAGTGAAAAATGATGACGAGAGAGATTTTAGAACAGTTTTACTTTTAAACAATTTGCCTATTTTAGAAAGAAGGTCTATAAAAGCTGCATTATTCTATACATCACTGGATCAAGATAGTAGATTTTTAGTAAAACAATTCAATGTTGCTGGATATCCTGAAAGAATAGATGAACAGTATTTATCCACATGTTTTCAAGAAATTTCCACAAAAGGTAATTTGTATGGTAACAAATTACCAGCATATAAAACTTGGGCTGTTAGTAATAATTACAAATATTTTAATACTTACAAATTCGATGGAAATTCGTATAGATCCCAAAAAACTACAAGATCTACAAATTATTTGAAAATATTAAATTATTATAAAAATTTTATATACGTTAAATCTCAAAACAATTTATTGGTTTATGAAAATAAAGGAAACGCTTTTGTAAAACAAAACACTATAACACTTCCAACAAATGATGATATAACATCATGTGCTGGATCGGATAATACTTTGGTAATATCTTCTTCATCTAGTGGAGAATATTATTACGTTTATGATTATATTACAAAATCTGAAAATGTAGAGGATATAGGAAAATGGAAACTCGCACAATCATTTAATTTCCCATTGAGTAGTGGATTTGGTTTAAATGTTGAAATGTCGAATGAGTATTTGTTATCTTATTCCAAGAAAAATTACGTTATTTCTTTTTATAGAGAACCAAATTCTGGATATAAATATCACCAAATTTTAACGCCTCCTTATGAAGAAGCTAGGGGATTCGGTGAATCTATGAGCATATATAACAACGAATTGCTTATAGGTGCTCCAATGGGCAATAAAAGAAGTTTAAGAGATTCTGGACAAGGTGAAGTTTTTCATTATTTTCTAACGCCTGTATTGAAGAAATGGATTTTGATTGCAGAATTAGGTACGGTATTTAATTTAAATACACCAGCTGGAAATTTCGGATATTCGGTAAAGATGGATAAGAATAAAGCAATCGTAGGATGTCCTGGCGAGGCTTTCTACACTGACACAAGACCAACTATTGAATTGCCAAACTATGGTAGAGCTTACGTTTTCACAAAAAACGACACTGGATATTTCGCTGAAAAAACCACTCTATATCCATTATCTTCAGACTTTAGATCGTATAAATTTTTTGGATCTCAAGTAAATATTATACAAAATATAGCAATGGTTGGCATACCTTTTACATTAGATAAAAATGATGGTTATATTAATATTTTTAATACAGAATGTCTATTACCAGATCCTTATCAACACTTGGCTGTACCGTTGTCGGCTATGGAACAAAACGATCAAAGCGGTTTCTTAATAGATAAAGAAAACGAAGATTACTTGGCTAAAATAATGATACCAGAAGTTGAAATATTGGGAGGTGATATAATATGATTAATTTGAAGACATATTTTCCTTTGATTAATAATGGAGAATTTCCACCGTCTAGCACATTTAATAATACTCAAATTTATAAAACATTAAAAGGATTTGCTCCGCTTACCGTATCATTAAGCGGTTTTAATAGAAATATTTTAGCAGTTGATTCTTGGGCTTGGAATGTCAGTGGTGGTTATGATGTTAATTATACTTCTGAAAACATTATACACACTTTTAACGATGATGGTGTATATTACGTCAAACTATCTGGGACAAATGTATATGGTACATACACTCAATCGTTTGTAGTTTCGGCGTTTCCTGTAAAGTACTATTGCGTTGTTAACAATTACGACTTAGTAGATACTGGAATTTATTATGGAAATTATATTATTTTAAATAATACCGTTTCAAACTTTAATGTTTACTTAAAGGGGATAAATGGATTACAGGTCAGTAATGTTTACGATTTAAATAATTTTAATAATTGCAAAATAACATTCACCAATACGAATGAAATAACATCCAGTCAAAATGAAATTTTCATAAAAAACAGTGTTACATTATCAGCTTCTGATAATAATGTTTATACTTTTTATTATTTTAATACTGGGTATGGGGGTTCTCCGATATTAGGTATATCCGAACAATCGTTCTCATTGTCAGCTATACAAAATTTTCCAATTTGCCCAACACAAACTCCCACACCTTCAATAACTCCAACATATACTCCCACACCTACTCAAACTCCAACTAAAACACAAACACCTACAGTAACAAGAACCCCCACAAAAACACCTACTAGAACACAAACACCCACAGTAACAAAAACACCAACAAATACGCCAACCAAAACAGTTACGAACACTATAACTCCAAGTAGAAGTCCAACTAGAACTCCTTTAGAAAGCAGATGTCCAACTCCAACACCAACACCAACACAAACGAATACATCCACTTCAACACCAACACCGACACCCGAACCTTCTCTTTTTTGGGATATTTGGGATATAGACGATCCTTATGGTAAAACAATTTCAAATTTTTATATAAAATACAATACAGGATCGTATGATATATCTTGGGGGGATGGTGCGGTTGAAGATATTTTAAATGATGTAAATGTTCAACATACTTATATTTCCCCATACATTCTTTGGGATATTTGGGATATAGACAATCCTTTTGGTAAAACAATTTTAGAATTTAATATAAAATACAATACAGGATCGTATGATATATCTTGGGGAGATGATGTGGTTGAAGATATTTTAAATGATGTAAATGTTCAACATACTTATATGTATTTAACACCTTCGCCTACAGTTACTACAACACAAACTCCAACTCCAACACCAACCCCAACTATACCTTGCCCACAAAATGTGCCACCATCGGTTTTTTACAACACACCACCCACCAATAAAACGTTGTATTGGGGTACTGGTTTTGACTTTGGTGTGGTTGCACAAAATGCTGGAACTGCATCTACAAACGAAGTTTTAATTATAAGAAATTACGGTAATGTGGTGAACAATGAAAGTTACAGTGGCGGTTATTCATATTATGCAAATTCTTTTGCCAATAAAAACATATCTTTAACATTTGGTTTATCTTCAGAATTTTTTAATGATAAGAATGGATTTATTATTGAATTTTATGCATTGAAGAAAAATACTTTACAAAAATCATATCCTACTATTTTTAGTGTAGGTTTTGATTATTATAATCATTCAAATTGGGGTGTTCACCCTCAACATAACACTTATACGTTAACATGGGATTTTAATACGAGTTCTCTCAATTATGGCAGTTTTATTAAAGGTGATATTTGTGAAAGAACTGATGAAGTTTATAGTAAAAATTGGAATAGTGGTATAAATGTTTGGGATAAAATTACTTATTTTTATGATAATGTTGAGAAATACGGATATGTATATGTAAACGATATTTTGAAACATCATTTTTATCAGATTTTAACTTGGTATGTTGAACCTAGTGTGGATAAAGTGTTGATAGACTTTTTCCAACATTTTCCATATTCTGATAATGAAGGTACTGAAGCTTACATTGATGATATATCATTTTATATTTTAGATTGATAGTTTAAATAATAATATAACGCTTAATATGGTGTTTATGACATTTAATGATGAAATCTACAACAAACACATTTACTATAAAAGTATCAGCTACTACTAATTCACCTTTCAGTGCTTTAAATGATTTCGTCGTTTATTCTGGAGGTTATTTCATAGATCCACTTTTATATCCATCATCTTTTTTATTTCAAGAAACATTATATGGTTTACCGTATAGTGTAACAAGTTATACTGGAAAAACTAAATCCGTTTTTGATAGAGAAATAAATCCACAATCTTTATTTTTTGGTAATAGTGGATATTCAATATACGTAGTTGGTAATGTTAGTGACAAAGTACACACATATAATCTTTCTTTATCTTGGGACATTTCAACAGCATATTATAGTAAAAGTTTAAATTTGAACCCTAGTTTAGAAAATAGCCCAACTGGTGTATTTTTTAAACCAGATGGATTAAAAATGTACATTATAGGTGATAATAAAAATGCCGTAATGCAATATAATTTAACAATACCTTGGGATACAAGCACATCAACATATACTTCACAATTTCCAATATTATTCGAATCTGGATCTAAAGGTTTATTCATAAGCCCAAATGGTACAAATCTTTATGTTACTGGAGTTAGTAGCAAAAAAATTCATCAATACGCACTTTCAACCCCTTGGGATATATCTACAGGCACCTATCCTTTGAAAGAATTTTCCGTTCAAAGCGAGGAATCTTTACCTTCTGATTTATTTTTTAAACCTGATGGTTCCGAATGTTTTGTTACAGGTTTAGAAAAATATAGAATTTTTGAATATAAATTATTAACTCCTTGGGATATAACAACCGCATATTATACAAATATTTCCTTCGCAATAAGTGCTCAAGATAATAGACCAGTTGGAATGTTTTTTAAACCAGAGGGTGATAGATTTTATATTTTGGGTAGTCAATACGATAATATATATCAATATAGCATACCAGCTTCACAAGTTTGGAATTTAAGTGGAGGTATACCGACTGTAACATCTTTATCTGGTGGTAATTTCAAAACAACTTATAACGATTTAAAAAATATAAAACATGTAAACATAGGACATTATGTGTTTTGCGATTCAAATGTAATATTCGATTTTTCAGATTTTGATCAGAGCAAATCCAAAATAATAAAATTGACATTTAATCCAGATAATGGAAATGATATTCAAACATTCACCTCACAATTGTCGAATAACGATATATTGTATCCAAATCTAAGTAGTATACAATCTATATATTATCCGAGTGAATTGTATAATACTTTTTATCATCCAAATTTTCAAATATATTATGAAGATGGTAATTATATAAATTTAACAGTTCCTTTAACAGTTTTTCAATGTGGAATTTATGAAACTTATAAACATAAAAAAGTATTGGATTCATTACCGTATTATGGTAATAGTAATAATGTTTTACTTTTTATAAACGATGATAGCGATAATAGTTTGTTCATAGGTGATATTAATACTAAATTGCCATTTGTTTTATCAGCAAATGTGCCATCTAAAGATGTGGAGTTACCTTTCTTGTTGGAATTAGTGCCTCAACAATCTACTCTGGAAAGCATAGATCCATACATACCAGAACCTCCTATAAACGAAAATCCGATATATTTGGATACTGGTTTTTACATATATGGAGAATATAGAGGTATAAGTATAAATCCAAATTATGTAAGATTTTACGAAAAGGAAAATTTTGTAACACCTAATAATGGTTTGACAATATCTTCTGGAGGTGCTCCATATTTTGCTGGAAGTGGTATAACTATAGAGGTAATTCAACTTGATTAATTAAATAATTGTAAATGCTTACTCGTTTTATCTCAGATAGGAGCTATGAGACATTAGATCTCGAATACAAAGAAGATTCGAATGTTAAATTCGAAAATACACGTATTGGTGTAGATGGTAATATGGACTTTACAAAAGTTCCTAGTTTGAAAAATGCAAGAGATTTAAAGATAAACAATTACGTTTTAAATATTTTGACAAAAAATGATCATTTGAAAGAGAATGTATTTTTAATTCAAAATAATAAATTTACAAATAAAATTTGTTATATTTACTCATTACATTCCAGCAATAGTAATAATTGGGAATCATACTCTTCTCCAGCTACAAGTTCTGATTGGATGGATATAGTTAAAGGGGATGGAAATGTTGTAATGTTAAGATCAAATTCATCAAAAGCATATATATTGCCAAAAAATTCGAAAACTTGGATAGAGAAGGATTTATCGTTAAACACGACTTGGAAATCTTTAATATATGGCAAAGGCTTGTTTGTGGCACTATCTCAAGATATTGATGCCAACCCTAAAGTTGCAATATCTGAAGACGATGGCTTAACTTGGACTATGGATGGTATCAATAATCCATTTGGTAGATTTGATTGTTTAACATTCGGTAAAAATTTATTTTTAACAATAAAAAAAGATTCGAACCAAGTTTTTTCAAGTATAGATGGTTTTAATTGGAACCTATATGCTTACATGCCTTTTTATTCTTCTTGGGCTTCCGTTACTTTTGGAGAAGATAAATTTGTAGCAATATCATCCAACTCCAATTTAGCTTCTTATTCGAATGATGGTGGTTTGAATTGGCATTCCTCTGAAATATCTTCAGATATTTCGATATCTCCAAAATCTGTAATATATGGTGAGCATAGATTTGTTGCCATTTTAAATGGTACTAGTGATAAAGTTTTTTATTCCGAAGATGGTGTAAATTGGAAAGAATCATATCTACCAAATTCTGCAACTTTAGACTCTATTGTTTATGGAAAGGATAAATTTATAATATCTGAAACATCATCTACTAACGGATATTATTCGTATGATGCTATTATTTGGTATAAATTCACATATCCAACTTCCACCACTACTATTAGAAAATTGGGTTATGGTTTCGATGAATATATATCATGTGGTAGAAACGCGCAGTTTAATTATTTAAAGGATGATTATGGTGAGAAATATTGGAATTTTTCAACCAATTTTGTTTCAGTTTCAACAACAGAAAATTATTTTACACAAAACAATATATTAGAAATAGATTTTTTAAATGAAAGTAAATGTCAAATATCTCATTATGAAAATGAGATAAAGTATTATTTGGTATATTCCCCATCTTTAAGTGGTTTAAAATTTGTAAGTGAAAAATCCAATAATTTTGAATTATACAATAAAGATTTTAATTATAATTTAAAAAGTAATGAAATAATTTTATATACAAACACACAGCTTGGAATCTTTTCTTTATACAGATCAATAGATGGCAGATTATTATTGAATAAAACTGACAACTTTAAAAAAATAAACAATTTTTATATTAAAAAAATAAAAGAACCTAATGCTATAAATTGTGCAAACAATTGGGTTTCTTATGAGGATACATATAATAAAAATAATATAAATGTGGAAAATGATAGAAGTTATTTAAACATTTCTAATAACTTTTTATTAACAGCACCTATAAACAATATATTATCATCTCTTCCAGTCAACATGTTGAGTTTGAAAAACCAATTAAATCAAAATAATGAACAATCTAGAGGTAATGTGTTTTTAAACGAAAATGAAACGAACATTAAAGAGTATGAGAGTATATTCACTGGAGGTTATAGAGAGTTAGGTTACGATAAAATAAATTTAGGATATTCGATATATACAAATCAATTTGAATTTAAATCTGGTAAAACTACATATTTCCACGTACCCCACAACATATATCCTTATGAAATATTGAATATAAATTCAAGCAAATTAGCAGAATGTGGTGCAATTGGTGGAAACACGCCACTAAACAGTGATAAAATTTGGAAAAAGTTAAAAAATTATAAAGATACAACACCTTATTCTTATCCTCAAGAAGAACTAACTGGTCAATGGTTATGCACTTGGTTATCTGCTGGAAATGAAGATACACGACCAATTTGGGTTGATAGATACTACAAACCCTCAAAGGTTACAAAGTTTGAAGCTCTTTCTTCCACAGCTTTAGAAATATTGTATCAAGATAGTTTTAATTGTCTGGATTTAAAAGAAAATATCTCAGATGTTAAAAGCAGCATGACTTTTGAAAAAGGATCTTATTATGCATATATGCATTTAGGTAAAAGAGATTATGAACAATTAATAGAAGAATCTTTATCTGATAAAATATATTATAATAAATTAAACGACTACCAAAATACTAAATTTCAAGATTTAGATGTTGATGCGAGAACATATATTTTAAATGGTAGAACTTTCGGTTATATAGATTCAAATAACGAATACGAACATAACATAGCAACTTTTTCTTTCTTTTTGGAAAAAGACGATTGGACGATTCCAAGTGGCAATCAGATTTTTGGAAATTATACGAATAATGGTTTCGGTTTTTATAATTACTCGCATACTACACCATACTCTATATTCAAGATAAATGACACCACATTGCAAATTTTTAATAATGATTTTAAAAAAATAAATCAAATATCTACCGACAATTTATCTTTATGTGCCATAGCTGGGATTTCTAGGAGAAATGGTTTGGAAAATATTCATGTGATAACCAAAGATTTTAGGTTAATAGAATTTGATTTAAAGGGAACTATAGTGGATTCAAACTCAGCTATGGGTGAAGTTATACCTTTGAAAAGAAATAGCGATTCAATATATTCAATTACAAATGATAATAATAATTGTTACGTATACACAAATAAAGGATTGGTATCTATAAATTTATTATCAAATGTAATCACTTCAAAAAATATAAAAAGTACGATTAATACTGGATCTTCTATTAATAGAATAGTAGCGTCTGAAGATGGTGATATTTATCTTTTTAAAGGGGAGTATACTTTTTATAGAAATGGTTTTATTTATGGAACGAATGATGATAAAAATTTATATTCATATTCAATATCTTTAAGCTCATTATCTAATATAATAACTACAAGTTCTAAAATATTATCATACAATATAGATAAAGATAATAATTTTTATTACATTTGCACCAATGATGGTAAATTGAATTTATACGATACGAAATATAATCAATTAAAACAAATTATACCACTTTCTGGTACAGATAGTAAAACGGTATCTGCTTTTGATTTATCTTTTTGTGAAAATTTCGAATATGGTAAATACACATTGAAAAAACAATTATTTTGTAAAAAATCTGATAGTAAAACTTTTATAATAGAATTGGATGAAAATAACAATCAAAAGATAATAGATCTAGATGGTAATTATGATAAAATTCAGAATAGTTTAAATGCCACAAGTTACAATTTTAATAAAGCATATTTGAGCAAATATAAAGACTACACTTATAATTTTAAAGCGAAACTTTTGAATAAGATTAATGCTGAAGATTGTATAGAACTCGATTTCATATTAAACGGGTATGATATCACGCCAGGCTTGAGACATTTTTGTTTTTCAATAAATCCTTTGAATGGTGTAGCTGATTTTTACTTGGATGGTAAATTATATGAAAGAAAGACTTTTAAAGATAAAAAATATTCTTTAAGTCAAACTTTCAAAGGAAGAATATTTTATGGATGTGATAATTATTTTAACGGAATTCCATTATTTAAATATTTTAAAGATGTGAGTAATTACACTTGTAGTAATTTTAATATAAAAGAAATAAACATTTTAAACAAATATTTGGATAGATTTCAAGTTTTATATTTTTATAATATGGTATATCCATCCAATCATTTAAAATATAATATGCCATCTGGAACTAGAAGCTTCATAGATACTATGGATAAAACCTTTGATTTTGGTTTACCTTTATATAAATCAAATGTTTTTAATTTAAAAATATTTAATAGTGGAATATTTTCTGAAAAAACAAGAATAGAAATGGAAAATTATATTAGAGAAAAATTGGATAATTATTTACCATATTACACTGAATTGAAAACTTTTAAATGGATAGATACAGTTTCTAAACCAGTTTACTTGGAGGGAGATTATAACGTTTCTAATACGTTAACTGATATATTATGATAACAATTTCTTCAGAATTCGAAAAGAGCGTTTTTGATTATGATAAGACGATTGATGTTCTAGACGTTTTACCTTATAGTGAAAATCAAATAACAATACAACCTAACGAATTATCTTATCATAGAACAATAAATTTTAAATTGTCACATCTTTATGATAATTTTATGTATTTGTATAGTAGGTGTTCTATACCAAATTATGTAATACCTACAACTTTTAATGGTTTTATAGGAGTTACTGGAACTAAAGTTGGTATATACAACAATACTACAAATTCTGATGATTTTTCAGCTGCCAATTTCAAACCATTAGACTTCGCACAAAATGGTGTAGTTTATAGAAATGATAATATGTTTTATCTGTTTGTAAATTGCATATCAGCTATCACTGTATTGAGACATGATTATGACACAACTTTTTGTCAAGTTTGCCCAAATATTATAACATTGGTCGATGCATTATCTGGAGAATTAACATTTCAAAAAATAAATTCAATTTCAATATTGGATGATAGATACTTGTGCATATCCGATGAAAAATTAGATGTTGTTTTTAAATATGATCTGTTGTCATATTTCTCAAATGAGAATATTTTTAAAAACACATCTTCTCCTTTTAATAATAGATTGTTTTTATTAGATATATTGGGAGGTCAGGGTGGTAGATACGACAGCATACGTTTTGAAAAACCTAAAAAAATCCCAACATATAGGAACACTATATTAGTGGAAGATTTTGATAATAAAATATTTAAATTTTATAATTCAAATTTTAATTTTTTATTTTATGAAACTAATATAAGCTTGTATAAATCAATATCATCTTTCAATTCTTTAAAATTAAAAAATGAAAATGAAATTTATGGAATAGTTGATAAGGGATATTACACATTTAATTTGTCATTAATAGATGAAAAAATGACATTGAATGATTTCGCGTCATTATCTTCCATATTGGAATCTGATGAGAAAATAATAGATATGAATTTTTCAAATTATGAAAAAGATATCGTCTATGTGTTAACGAATAAAAGTCTGATAAAAAAATGGGATAGTAAAATGTCAAAATCTATAGGTAGGAAAAAAGCTGTTGATTTTGGTACAAATTCTCATTTTAAATGGTTTATGAATATATCTAAAACCGAAGATTCGGATTTTATATATGTTTATATGTACAATTCTACAGCTAGAGCTAATCAAATATTAATATATACGGATGAGTTGGATTTGATAACAATTTTGAATGATAGTGATTTTAAAGTATATTCAAAGGATGAAGTTTTGATCAAAGAAAAAGAATGGAATCAAAGTTGGGTTTACGAAAAAAGTTTTAAAAAATTATTGCACAATATAGATTTTTTAAAAAATAATGTGTGTTTCACTTTTGTAAAAGATGAAAATTATTTAGGTGATATTATTTCTATAGAAAAAATATACAACACTAGTGTTTTGGAATTATCTGCCGAAAACTTTAATCAGAGTTGCATTGTAGGTATAAATGAAAACTTTCAATCGTCGGTAATAAATCGTGAACTTTTAAAAATATATGAATTGGAAGAAAATGTTTTGAATGCTGTTTTATATAGCATTGTTGAATAGCTTTTTTGTTAAATAATTCATATGGCTGGTATTTTTAGAGCACACAATAAGTTTCATAGATCGTCGCATCATACCTTATCTAGTTATTTAAATCAAGATCAAGGTACTGATCCTATAGCTTCATATAATGAGCCATTCAATGGTATATTTTATAACACTCTAACTGATCAAATTAGATCGTTTAACATAAACACCAATTCATATGAATGGTATAGTACTTATTCTACGGTAAGTTCTCTATCAGCTAATTGGGATTCTATAAAAACAGTTTATACCACAGTTTACTATGAAAGCGGTGGTTGGGGGTTAGGTTATGGTGCATATTTGTCCTTGAATCCAGTATCTGCCAATTATGACTCGACATACACTACAATTTGTGCCAATAGCGCATTGTGGGGGGATTCCAATTTATTATACACTAATAGGGTTCAACAAAATACGAGATCGAAAACTTTCAGTGGATACAATTTAGGTATAAACGGTGGAAATGTTGATTGGGATTTGGATATAGCTCAAGTTGCTTTTCTAAACGTTAATACTAATGTTACAATTAAAAATCCAACATCAGTTAGTATGAAAAGGGGAGGTTTATATACATTATACGTTAAACAAATAAATGGTGGAGGATGGGATGTTAATTTTGACACAGTGTATAAATTTCCAGTGGGTACAGTTATTCCAGATGATATTTTACAAACGCCAAACGGAGTTACCGTTTTAAATTTTTTATGTGATGGTTCTTTAATGTTTGGTGATTTGTACACAACACAACTTTAAAAGATGTCTGTATTTATTTTCCACAACAAATTCCATAGAAGCAATCACCATACGATTGCTATGTCTGGTTTTCCAGACTCGGCATCTGATCCGATAGCTTCTTTAGAATTTCCTTATTTGGGAATATTTTATAATAACATATATGATCAAAATGGTGATTTTATAACTTTAGACAATAGTTACAATTGGAAAAGCACATATGATACGGTAACAGCAAATGCTTCGGAATGGAATAAATTTAGAACAACTTATACTACTGTTAATACATTCAGCGCATTGTGGATGAATAACATATCTCTTTTTACTTCTTTTTCAGCAGCATCTTCTAATTGGGCATCTTTTCAAAGAACATATGAAATAGAATCTAATAAATGGAATAATAATATTTCAAATACAGTATATTCAAATAAAGTCCAAGAATTTACAAGGCAAAAAAGTTTTTCTGCTTTTAATATATTTCCAAATGATATTGGCAATATAGTTTGGAATTTAAGTTCTGCACAAACTGCTATTTACGTAACCACAAACACCTCATCATTTTCTGGTTTTTCTGGTGCTCAAAAAGGTGGATTGTATAATTTATTGTTAATAACGGATGCTACTTGTTATTCTGCATTAAGTGTTAATTTCAATCCAGATTATTTTAAATTCCCACAAAATACTAACTCATTTACTATAAGTGGTATACATGCTAGAAAGTTTAATTTTTTGTATGATGGGGAGTTTTTACATGGAAAATATCATTTATACAATATAAATGCTCCAGACAGAAATTTATATTACGCTGGAGATGGTGTATCTTTTTTTGAAAACAATATACCCATAAATCCAATATCTTTAAACTTTGATGAATCTTTCTTACCAGATATAGGTTTGACTTTAAACATATTAGGTTCAGATCCATACGACTCAAGCAATAGTATAAATGTTGCAAAATCGGAATATAATGAAGATTTTGTTTTTACTTTTTTGTCCTTATCCGCACTTTCAGCATCTCCTCCATTTGGTGCAGCGGGTTCTTATGATAGAGTTAATATAGTTTTACCAAACACTGATACGATACCAGTAATAAATCATTTATCAGCATCAAATTCTATATTTCTAACAAGATGTGATCCCTATCAATCTATTCAAATTTTCACAAGATCTTATGGTTATATATCGGAGCTTGTGGTTAATGACGTTGAAATTAAAGATTTTATCTTTAAACCTGATGGTTATCAAAAAAACGAAACTGGTCACATAATAACAGCTAACCCATCATATACGGATTCTAGAGTACAATCCATATTTGTTAAATATGGTGAGACTGTTCCTCTTCTTCCTACACTTTCGTCAGGAATATCTTTATGGTTGGATGCTATGGATTATTCTACAGTTGACTTTACAACTATAGACGGGAATAGTTATATAACATCATTGTCTTCAAAAATTAGTGGATCTAAAATATATTTTACAAGCAACACAACTACGAGTTCGTATTACAATACTTCACCTAAACAGTCTTTAAATTATAACCTATCATCGACCCATTATCGTAATTTGATACTGTCTGGTAATAGTGATTTTTCCACGTTTACTGTATTCACTCCATACAATTCTTCGGCTAATGTGGAATGGTTATGGGCTAATGCCAATTATGGTATATTTAAGATACCGAACAAGTATTCTATAGGTATAGGAACTTTGGTAAAATATTACGAATATGAATATGGGGTTAACAATAAGAATAAACCATTATGCATTTCTACGAGATTTTTAAGTGCAAATCCAGTGCGTCCATCCTCTCAATCCACTATCATCAATGATAGTAATGGTTATGTTAATGTGATAGCTTTAACTGCAAAATTCAACGATTCATATACAGTGATAGGTGGTAAAGATCCATATTCTGGATTTTCAGAATTCAAATTACACGAATTGTTATTATACAAAGGTTTTAAAAATTCAACGGATGTTGAAAAAATAAACGATTATCTTTTGGACAAATGGAAATTTATCTAAATAATTAAAATATATGTCAATGGAATGCACAACATCTTTACCTGTTTCTTCTTTTTATAGTAGTAATTTAAACAATATAATGGATAGTTACGAGAGGGTGGGGCAAAGAATATGCAGATCTCTTGGAGCACCAATGATAAATTTAGAAATACATGAGGACCAATTAAATGAATTTATATCTATTGCTTCAGAAATGTTTACTAAATATGCTGGATATACTAGAGAATATTTGGTATTCGATTCAGATCTTTATGAAAAAGATAAAGGAATTAGATTAGATGTTTTATTTTCTTTAACCAGAGATTTTAATGCTAGATTAGATAATGAAAATATAAACAAAGATATATCTAAAGCATACACTATAGGAAAAATGGTTATAGGTGATCCTAACTCTCCTTGGATTTTTCAAATCAACAAACCAGATAGTTTAGGAAGAGAAACTTTACAATTAATGAATTCTTATGATTATCTTTTAAACAGTTATCGTAAAGTTATAGCGGTAACAGATTTTGAAGAGGGATCTACAAATGGTATCAATACATTGTTTACCATTGAGCAAACAATGGCTCAACAAACATACTTTTCATATTCAATGGGAAATTATGGATTTGATCTAGTTTCTTGGTATGTTTTAAAAAATTGGTTAGAAACGAGAGAAAAGGTTCTATCTCTTAGAAGAGATATACAATTTGATGAAAGAACACAATATATGAGAATCACACCTCAACCTAAAATGGGTTCTTCACCATCCAGATTTTATGGGGCTATTTCTTGTTATGTTGAAAGACCATTATCTGATATAATAAAAGAGCCTTGGGTTTATCAATACGCATCAGCTTTAACAAAAATAGCAATAGGAAATATTCGTGGCAAATATTCTGGAACAGCGTTATTTGGCGGTGGCACTATAAATCCAGCTTTGCTTGAACAAGGTTTGAAAGAAAAAGATTCTTTAGAAGAAAAATTATTCAGTGGAGCATCCGCTGGATTCGGTGATAGTGAACCTATACTCTTTAGAATAGGGTAATTTATGTTTGAAAATAGATACAGTATTGAAGGTAATTATGAACCTCAAGCTGGATTAAATGCTATATTTGATCAAATGAAAGATATACTGGATTATCGTGCTCCACAAAAAGAGCCTGATTATAATTCTTCATCTTTACATCCTATGATATCAGTAGATCAAGCTGCTAAAGAACTTTTAGAGTTGATGAAAAATGAAGCTCACACAAATAAATAAAAAATTTAAACAAGGGATATATAAACCTATAAATATTAAAAAATATAGAGGTAATGATTATCCTAGATTTTTATCTTCTTGGGAGTTAAAACTTTTTAGATGGTGTGATATGAATGATGATGTGGTGGAATGGTCTTCAGAAGGAATAGTTATACCATACACAAACCCTATAACGGAAAAAACATCTTCATATTTTCCAGACGTTGCTATTAAAATTAAAGTTGCAAATGAAGTGAAAAAATTTTTAGTAGAAGTTAAACCTTACAGACAAACATTAGATCCAAAACAGTTTGATAGAAAAAATAAAAAGAAGAAAAGTATTATATATGAAGATTTAACATATGTTAAAAATATAGCTAAATGGGAAGCTGCTAAAAAGTGGTGCAATAAAATGGGATATGAATTTACACTTTTAACAGAAAAAGAGCTTGGAATTAATAAATACGATTATAAATAATAATAAATAATTATATGTCATTCAAATTATTAGTGGACCAATCGTTTTCTGAAGATCAATTCGAATATATCAAAGAGGAAACGAATAATAAATCCAAACCATCTTATTACGTTACTGGACCTTATATGATGTATGAGGAAGTCAATAAAAATAAAAGAATCTATGATAGAGAAGAGATGCACCGAGAAGTTCGTCGTTACACTAACGAAATGATCGATGCTAAAAGGTCTATGGGTGAATTAAATCATCCTTCTAGTCCTGATGTGTCTTTGGAGAGAGCTTGTCACTTGGTAACTGATTTAAGAAATGAAGGTAACGTTTACATTGGTAAATCCAAACTTCTTTCCACCCCATGTGGTTTAATTGTTCAAGCTTTGATTGATGATGGTGTGAAGATTGGTATGTCAACTAGAGCTTTAGGTAAATTGACAGAGCAATATAATGGCACAAATAGAGTTAGTGATTTCAGATTGGTGGCTATCGATTGTGTTGCCGATCCGTCTTGTCCTAAAGCATTTGTAAATGGTATATTGGAATCTAAGGAGTATGTTCTGTCCGAAGATGGATCATTTGAAGAATCATATGACAGATTTCAAGATAAAGTATCTAAGCTTCCTAGAAAAAATGTCGAGGATTATTTAAAGGATCAAATTTTAGAATTTTTCGATAAGATTTCTAAAGTAATGTAATTACTCTTCGTTGTACATTTCTTGGTGCCAATTTCTTATAATATTTTCGGCAGCACTTGGATTTGTTTCCATTTTATCGAATAAATTATGAACTTCGTCTGGCTCATGTGAAGCTATGGCTGAGATAATTTCTGATAAATTAGCGTTTAATTTCTTCGAAACTTCAAGTGTAGTTCTCCATAAAGCTGGTCCAACCATTATAAAATAAGGTTCTAATTGAATTTTATCAGCTTCTGCCAATACTTTTTGGAGAGTAGCTTTGTCCAGTCTTCCAATGTGGTGATGTGATAGCATTTGCATTACACCCTTACTTAATTCTTGAACTAATACTGGAAAACAAATAGCAGCAGCTTTTACAACTGGAACTTCTTCACCGTCTTCACCATCTTGATATTCTACTTTAGTGGAACCGACAGCAGACCCTTTTAATTGTTCAGCCGCCCTTTCAATATTTTGAAACCAATACATGTGTGTTGCACCAACACTGAATTTATCATAAAGACCAACGAGGTTAGGATCGATATCGTCTAAAGCCTCTCTGACCATATGGTGTAATGTGAACATTTGATGAACAGCGGCACCATGACTTAACATGTTCATTGTGGCTCTCATGTGAATATGTTTCTTCACTCTATCGTCAATAACAGCACCTTTTTCACTCCATTCGGACTGTTCCTCTGTTTTATTGACTTGAACATTATCTTCAACTTCTAATTGGGATTCATCTATACCATAAACTTGAGATACGATGTTTTTAGCCAATTCATTTAATTGTTCTTTATGCCTAGATTCTATTTGCATTATTTCTCTAAACAATCTAAAAGAATCAGTATATTCACTATTTAAATTTTGAAGTCTTTGCTTACTATAATCAAAGGATTTTTTAGCCAAAGACGGTCCAAATTTGCTTAAAATAGGATGACCATCTAAAGGTTTTGAAGCAAACCAGTTTCTAGTAGAAGGTTCAGCCTCATCTTCATAATCTTCTTTAAGATATGTATTTTGAGGTTCAGGTTGAACTTCTGGTCTAGGTGGTCTGAAAGGAGAACGTCTAGGTGCTCTTTCTCTTTCTGGTGGAGCATCAATTTGTGGTTCTTCTACTTCCGTTTCATCTGGTGCCGTTACAGGTGCCTCGAAAATTGTTTTATAAGCTTCGTATAAACTTTTTTGATCTTTGTCAAACATATTATTCTCCATCCTCCATTGAATCTAACAACATTAAATAATTTAAAGAAGCATCCGAACTGTTCATTATCTCTTCCTTTATTTCTTGATTGTTTAAAAGACTTAGCATAGCTTCTTTAAAGGAAGGTTTGGAATTGATTATATCATCTATAGATATGTTTTGATCTTCGTAATCCATCATTTGATTTGATATAAAGTGGAATAAAAATGAATCCTTTTTGTTCTGTTTATTTCTTATAAGATATAATCTATTAGCATTTCCTCTTTGATTTTTTTCTGGAGCATAGTTATCGATCATACAATTAGTCTTATCATAACTTACACACCATTCGGAACCTCTAGCCGCTTCTCCTAGAGCATCTTGATCCATTGGTCTAACTACAATATATTCTGAGTTCTCGTATATTTTTTCCATGTTTAAAGGTTTACCACCTTTGCCCACAAACATCATTTTCCATCCACCGCCACCACCGCCACTTGCAGGGGAAGATTCTTCAGTATCAGTAGAACCTAAAATAGAATTCACAGCCTTCGCCAATTGTGGTATGCTTTTAATTGAAAACAAATTCAAAGCTTTAGCTTCTGGATTATTCTTTCTCTTGAGTAAATTCAATGTTTCAAAATAATCTTTCAACTTAGGCATATCTTCGTTTAAAAATCTATTTTTTTCATCGTCGCTATTTAATTCTCTAAAAGCTTGCACAATCCATCTAACCTCACTATTATTTTGAAACATCGCAACTATTTTATTAAATGATTCCTCATCTATAGCTTGTTTATAGTATTTCTGATAAATGTCCTCTTTATTAGCTTCGACTATTAAAACATCTTTAACTTCCAAAAATTTACGAAAAGTTGTTAAACTCATATTTTTATTTATATTTATTTTTCATTTTTATCAATATTCATTTTTGAAAAGACGCCTTCCATTAAAAGGAAAATATCTTTCGGCTTTAATATTTGAGAAATTTTAGATTCAACTTGGCGTATCCATTTTTCATTTTTACTTTCATATAAATCGTGTAGAACCTCATGTACAATTGTTGGTATGATTTCTTTTCTATGATCTATTTCTATGAGATCACCGCCCCACCACAAACCTCTAGTACCTCTCATTTTTCTAAATTTGAAAAAACCATCAGGTTTTTCCTTTATCCTCGTTAAAACTCTTCTGAAGATATATCTTAATTTTTTTTTATCCATTTCTTTAGGATTCATATTTTTAACCATCTTCATAATAATATTTATATAAAAAAAGTCAAGTAATATTTGATAGTAACATTGTTTGTAATGAGAAATAAAATAAATATATAAAACATCGAGATATGGATTTTGACGCTCAACACTTCACTTTAATAATAGTCGCTTTAATTACAGGATTAATTTCACCACTTTCATTACAAATATTGCAATTTTTTTTGAAGAAAAGACAAGATAAAAAGAAACATACATTGGCTCAAAATGGTGCTATAAAAGCTGATGAACTTATAACCACAAAGTTAAAATCTTTAATGGAAAAGTATAACTGCGATAGGGCATGGATTGCAGAATTTCATAATGGCGGTAAAACATATTCTGGTAAAAGTTTTCAGAGATTTTCAACAACATATGAAGTTGTGAATCAAGGTGTGGCCTCTGAAGCCGTGCATACTCAAAACATCCCAACTTCCATATTCTCCTTATTTTTTAAAAAATTAATGGAGTGTGGTTATTATTATACCAATGATGTAAAAAAGACGAATGATCCAATGTCGTATGCCATGCAAAATTTTTGGGAGAATCGAGGCGTTTCTAGTTTCATTTGCGTTTCCATAAAAGATATTTCTGGTAATTTTGTGGGATTTTTTTGCATGGAAGGTGTTATTAATGATATTGTTTTAGTCGATGATCAAATTAATAAACTGATAATAAATGCTTCGAATATGGCTGGATACTTGGAGGTTTAATTTAAATTATGGCAACTTATATAATATGTTATATTGCAGGATGGATTGTAAGTGAGGTTTTATTAAAACCTCACATTTTTTTTATTCTAAATAAATAATAACATGAAAGATAACGACAGTTTAATTCTGGAGAACTTATATTTAGGTTTGATCCTAGAAAAAGATCATAGGGATAAAATAATCAAATTCGGAATTCCACAAGATGTCGCGGATTACTTACACAATTTTAGTGAAAAATATTCAATATGGTTTGCTGATAAAATAAAAAATATGGGTGCCTTTCAAGCATCTACTAATAAAATCAATTGGATAACTATAAACCTTTTAACTCAAATGCAAGGTATATTGGATTGGGTTAGGAACGTACCAAACATTAATTTGAAATCATACAATTGGGATCAAGCCGTTGAAGCTCAAGATGAATACCACAAAAATATAGAAATAAAAAATCTAGAAGGTGTTGAAAAAAATACAATTATAAAAAAATATTCTGATGGGTTTTATTGGGTTGATTTAGAATCTACAAGAGACTGTAGTGAAAGCGATGCGATGGGTCATTGTGGTACAACAAATAAAGCCGATACTTTATACTCCTTGAGAAAGTATTTTCCAGAAACACAAACTATAGAACCATTTATAACAATGGCTATTAGTCCAGATGAGGGTATTTGGTATCAATGTAAAGGTAAAAGAAATTCTAAACCTAAAGATGAATACCACAAATATATAGCTGATATATTGATAGAAAAAGAATGTTTTATTTTTAAATTTGAATATGATTCATCGCATGATTTTACCGATAAAGATTTGAGAGAGTATGTTGAAGAACATGCTGTGCAAATACCAAACAGCGATGAGATATTGGAAAAAATATCAGATAACAATATATCATATAAAGATTTCAAAAAAGTATTAGATGAATATTCTTTCGAATATTTTGGAATAGACATAGACGAGGATTACGGTGAAGAGAGTTATGTGAGAGCGGATTATTCTTTTTATATCAAATTGAATTATAACGAGTTTCCAGATATACCGAACATGAAAGAGATAATAAAAGAAAATGCTGGAGAATTTTATAATACTAAAGATCTTGAAGCATTTAATGATCTATTATCAGATTTCGACATATATTCGGGGGGTAATGGTTTTAGAATAGATATTTCATACAACGATAAAGAAAGTTTTTTTATAAGCTGCGGTATTGAATCTAATGATAATTATTTCGCAATGGATGATAATGGTTTACGTTCATTTGAAGGTGAATGTGATTCCTATCGAGCAACTGATCAAAGATTTGACAAGGAAGATTTTATAGAAAAATTTAAAATGGCAATGTTGAGACAAGGTTGGATATCAGATGAATATACCGATTTTTATTTTAAAGTGAAGGAAGATTTTGACAATAGCATTATTAGTGCTGAAGATAATAAAAATATTGATGTCAAACTTAAAATTATATCTTTTCCAAATCTTACTGAGAAATATTATAACGTTGTAAGGCAAGATTTTTTCTCTATGAATTATACCAAACATTCTAATTTGACAGAGGAAAAAAGGAATGAGATCCCATATGCGCAGTACGCTATGGATTTCTTTAAATATTTTCTATACGAATATTTAAATGTTTCTCAACTTTTTGATGTTGTTGGAGATGGTAAGATGTCTGCTTCATTTATAAACATAAAAATAGATTTGGAATATGATGATCGTGAATCCTATAATTATGATCGTTTATATCAAGATATTGAAACTATTATAAAAAATAGAAATAAGTTATTGGACGCTTACAAAGAATTTGAAGATCAAATATTGATACCAAATATTAAAGCCGCTGTAAAATATGATACCGATAATACTTATATCAAAGAAGATGACATAATAAAAGTATTGAATCATTTTAAGAAAATAGATGTTGGTGATTATTCTGATGCCAATATACCAATGTATTCTAAAAAAGATAACCAAGAATTAGGAATATTGAGTTTTTGGAGAAGAGATATCTTTAAAGCAGATGATTATGAAAATGATAATGCTTATCAAAAAGATTTAGACAAACAACTTGATTATAAAACAAATAAGGAAATAATAGATGGTAGGGTGATGGATAAGGTTAGTGATTATTTAAGAAGGTATCCGAAATTTGAGTTTCCGAATTACAATGAAGAACTTTCTAGAAACTTCTTACTTAATAAGTTGGGTGGACAAATGACATTCAAAGATTTCATTAAAAGAAAAAAGGGTAAATCTGAAGATTTTTAATCATTGACTTTTGACATGTAACGTCTCAATATATTCAGAAAGGAGACACACACATACATGAAAAACGCATACGAAATTCGTTTGGAAGTTCTTCAAATGGCCCATAGCGATGAATATAATAAGTATCATCACAAGTTGGATACCATTCGTAATAAAGACGGTTTTTTGGATGATGCACAAGGAATTGATGCACTCACGCCAAAGACTGCTAATATTATAGCAAGAGCGGAAGAACTATACAAGTTTGTTTCTGAAAAGGAATAACGCTTGGTGATTCAATAAAACCCTTGGGTAATACCAAGGGTTTTATTTTTTCCAGACAACAGGTTTCATATTTAAAAACAAATCTTCCATTTTAATCATGGATATAATATCCTTCCTCCCATACCTTGTGTATAATTTATATAAAGCATTGCTCGCTTCAGATACTATATTTGTTTTATCTATATTGTTATCACAATATTCCAACAATTTTTTTCTAGGGACCAATACATAATCCTCATTTCTTTCAAAGACTATGAAATCTGAGGAGCCATGAAGCCAACCATTGTTACCAGACACGTTTTTAAATTCCACCCATACTTTGTCATCAGCAGTCTTATTATCATATCGTGAAACTTTCTTTCTGGCCTTTACATCCATAAGAATTTCTCTACCATCTATTTCCAGAATATAATCGATGTGATCGAATTGCTCCTTGATTGTAGCGTCACGATACCTTATCTTTTTTCTTTTTACAACAGCAATGAACGCATTTTCCGCACTTTCCCCTCTTGCTGAACATTCCCCGTATTTGTCTAAAGAGTTTCGATAGTACATTCTCTTTTTTATTATCGCACATATTTTACTTTCTTCAAGAAGTATTTAAAAGAGAATTTGCTATAATCAATCCTTGTGTATGGTTTTTAATTTAGTATAATAGTCTGGATCTTCCACAAGATGATCCATGGCAATGGTTTTTCTTATAGTCAAATCATCATCGTGTTCCTTCTCAACCTCTAGACCCATCTCCAATTGCTGTTCCAGATGCTTTACATCCACATTATGTTTCTTTGCAATATCTTCCAAATCCATTCCATGGGATAGACCTTTGAGAATGCTTTCGTATAAATTATCGAATTTCATTACAAATATATTTATTAAAAGTAAATAATATATAAAGTGATAACTTTCAAACAATATCTTTTAGAAATGGCTGATGTCATTGTTGCACCAGAGCGTTGGTTGGTTTCTGTTTCTGGAGAACAAGATATTGAAAGATCTCAACGGAGCGGAGGAAAATATAGAAAACCAGATAGCCCTTTCATTAATAAGTACTTGGAAAGAGAAGATGTGGATGCCTCATACACAGCGGGTGGAAAATATTACGACATCCATAGCGGGGAAATTTTAAACGGTAAGATGTATGAAAGGGGTTATGTTGATACATTCAAAGGTCCGAAGTTAAACGTGGAGAACGAGATAGATGGAAACGTTAAAGCAACTGGCAAAAAAGTTTACATTAATCTATTAAACCCAAGAAACTTCAGATGGGCATGGGTGGATGAGGAGAATAAAAAGAAGAACATAAGATTAAAAACAAGAAAAGGGGAAGGTGTATGGATCTCACCGCATCCAATAGTGTCAATTGAAAGCGGAAACGATCATGTGTATGCCATGAGGGTTGAATTTAAAAACCCTGTGATGTTGAAGAATTATCCAGAGATGACAAAGAAAGAGCCAAGATTAAGACCAACAAGTTTTGGTTCAGTTAATTTATCCAGTAGCATTTACGGAGAATGTTACATATACAGCGGAAAGAAAAAACATCCAGTATACGAACTTGTGGAGATAGCGTAAAAAATGAGAGACGATGATAACATAATTCTAGAAGGCTTGTATAGCAAGTTAAGCAGACAACAAAGTAATTTTGATGATGATCAGATAGAGGAGTTTGAAAAATTGGATATGCTTCGAGATGAACAGATTAAAAAGGTTATCGCTTTCTTAGAGTCTATATTCCCACAACTTGCAGAAGCTGCGATATCTGTTTTCGATGGTTGGGATCAGGACGATGATGGTCAGTCTGAGGAATATGGGAGTGGTGGCATCTGTGACAAAGTTGCAGAAGAGATGGCATCAACGTTCGAGAGTCTCAAACCAGAAGAGTTGAAAAACTGGTATGGTTTTACCTTTTACAAAGAGTGGCAATGCCATACCGATTTTTATATAGTTAATCATGAAATAGATGCAATGATGGAAATCGCATTGCATCCATCGTTTTACGAATCAGGTGGAGGATATACGTGGAAGAAGAACAAGGAACACAGTATAACACATGATGCTTTCCACATAGACACGTCTTTCGATTATGAGGATTATTTCGATGACAATGGGGAAATGAAAGGATACTAAATGAAAAGCTTTAAACAATATATCACAGAGGGTAAGTACGATGCATTGAAGAAGGAATTGATGAACTCTGAATCCATCCAAGAGGGGTTAAATTTCATAAAGCAATCTGTGGGTAGAACATTGGAGGGGGTAAGAACCAGTGATTATATCCATTATGAATTCAAATTTCACTATAAGAATGCAGTAACCTTTGGAGGTAGGATGGATATTATGATGGTATTGGATAAGAATACTATTGAAATGTGGGATCAGAATGAGGAAAGAAGAATATCAATGGATCAAGGGATTAAATTATTCTATGATGAAGCAGAAGTCATTGATGTCATTATACCAGAAGATATAGCTAAAAACAAAATCACAATAAAACTGGATAATACCAAGGTAGCGGAAAATCCTTACTTCCCAATACTCACAATGAAGTTTCCATTTATAGGAAATAGGTTTTATAAATATTGACAATGAAAAGCTTTAAAGAGTTTATAACTGAAGGTAAGTATGATAAATTAAAGAAAGAACTCTTGGATACTGAAGGGGTTGGTAATTATATATTTAATTTACAACAACTTAAAAATAAATATAAGTTTGATAGCGTGTATGTTAATCGTGGCAATGGAGATAAACTTGTTGTGAAATTCAGTCCTTTAATCAAAACCGTTTCTCACAGACCATATTATATGTACTTGGATATTTTTAATTGGGAAAAAAATTTAAAGGGTTATAACCAGAACGGAGACGTTGGTTATAGTTTCTCCAATGTGGAAACTGGGGCAAAAGTCATCGATGTGGTGGTGCCAGATGATAGTGAGTTGTTTACAAAAAATGTAGAAATTAAATTCGACAACAGTGAAACAGATCGGTTTAAAAAGAATCCAGCTAAAAGTGTATCCACATTAACAATGACATTTCCTTTTTTTAAAGCTAGACTGGTAGATTTAGGTTCTTATTAACATATAAACTTGATTTTATATTCCATAAATAATAAGTGGAATGATATCTACAAAGATAAAAAAATCCATTATCATTGTAGCTGGTATGGAGAGCGACGAAAAATCTGGAAGGTATGCCTCCCAATTCTTTGATGAGATGGATAATATACTCGTCATAGGAGTTCCAGAAGAGAGGGATATAGATACCCATTTCATTAAAAAAAGGGAAATAGCGATACTAAAAATATTGCTAAAGGAGAATCCTCAGTTCATAGTTATTCTAAATGAGAATAATAGATCCAAGAAGATAAACGTAGAAGTATCCAAGGAATTGAGGAAGGAAATCATTAAGAGTGAAAAAATTTCCAAGGGGAAGAAAACAGATGAGTATTTCCTAAAGAACATTATAAAGGAAACAAAGATACCCTATTGCTATATAGAGTCTCCAACAAATATGGATCTCGCAGAGAGGATCATTATCCAGAAGGAAATTATAAGGAATATTATAGTTAAATTGTTTTCAGACCTCTATAGCTGAAATACATAAAAATTTTGAAAAAAAAAATTTGAGATATAGGGAATTTCAAAAAACACCACCCCCCCATGGGAAATTCCATAGGGTAAAAATATAAAAAAAATTTGAAAAATATTTTGGGAGTACGCCCCCCCCCGTCAAAAAAAGTGCAGCCTTCTATTATACCAAATTTTGGTGCTCCCTGTCAAGGGAAATCTTGCACCAATAGCAAAATTTCTGGAGCAAGAACCGTGCCAACCATACGCTGTATGGGTATAGCATTTGCCATGCCAGAATAGTCACCGCCCATATAGCAAGACCCATGCCAATATGTTTAAGGTTTCAGATTGCAACCTTAAAGAATACAAGACTTCTTTTCTGAAGAGGGTCGCGCATTGGATAAACGCGAACATTGTTTATGCGGGATGCTTAATAGAAAAACGAATCGGATTTTATAGGCTTGTCTTTGCTTCAAGGATGGCGCAGGATTGCGTTTGATTTGTTTTGAATGGTAGGATAGCGGACACGAAAAAAGGGGGGGGG